TCTGCGATGACACTAACTACGCCACCATACTCAGAAGAAGGAAACGGAACCCAATAATCAACGAGATAGAGATACTTCATTTTCAGTGTTAAACTACTCCTTTAGTGTAAATGTTTTGTTTGGATTTGTCAAGTTAAAGACAATACTTTTTGAGAATACGGAGAACCTCTTTAGGTTGATCTTGAACAGCAAAAGCTTCCTTCTCAACATCCTTTCGAAATCCAAGAGGTTCAACATAACCATTACCCTCTTTGCACATTTGTGCTACATGAACAGACTCATGTGCGAGGGTTCGGTTAATCTCACCAACCCAATCATTGTAGTTTTTCCTGATGGTGTTGTTACACATCACTAATGTTGTTTTTTTGAGAGTATTCATAGGATCTCTCCAAGTTAGTGCATAGCCATCAAACTTGTCTTCTCTGCAGACTTTATGATTGTTGACAATGACCACAACATTAGCTTGTTGCAAGACATCAAGAATCTCTTGATGGGTTGGTGTTAAGTATTCCATCACCAACCCCGATCACTCAACCAACAAGCCAGTTTCCATCCCAACCAACCAAAAGCTCCACCAAGAATCATAGCAACAATTCCAGACGGAAGCGTGAACAATCCCCAAAGAAATGCAGCACCACCAATGAAAAAAGCTGCGGTTCCTACTACTGTACTGAAGTCATCAACATCACCACCAGAACCACTATTAGATGAGCCGGAACTATATGATTGTTGTCGTTCTGATGGTTGTTTTTTATCAAATACGGGACTAACACAGAATGACTTGAACCCATCAATGTGTGCATACATTGATTCAACTTGTTCCTGAGCCTGCATAGGACCAAGAGCATCGACTGTAGTGGATTGAATACCCTGACGGGGAGAAGTCCAGTCTACTTTGTATTTCATGGGTTAAAGTGAATACGGTGATAAGAAACGAACAAGTAATCTTCAGGATCTTTTTCATCTACCACTATTTCATAGTAGATGGATTGTGCATCCTTTTTCCGACCTTCTTCTGCAAGATCGGAACACCTTGATTCATGATAGTTCTCAAGGTTTCTGATAAGTTGTTTGTGTGTTTTAATCATCCAAATGCAGCCTCAAGTGGCGTAATCTTCAAGGGCATAGCAGTATAAGGTGTAGTCTGTCTAATGTCAACTACACTACCCACTGTCTGGCTATTAACCGGGGCGTGGAATTGTTTGGTTTTGGTGTTGTAGAATCCCCAGATGGTTTTAACTGGTTTCCCAAGATTATAGTCATACTGCTTATGGTGATGCAACCAAATAGCAGTAGTGTTCCTCTTGAAATCCTTTTGTTGTTCATAATGATAACCATCTGGAGCTTTGTGAAAAAGTTCAACCGTCACTTCTCAATCTTCCAGTGTTCATTACCCTTGACAGGAATCCAGAAACAGTACATTCTGTTCATTGAAACCAGAAACAGGTGAGGTACACCCTCAATCACTTTTTCCTGTTCTACAGTACACATATGAAACTGATCCATAATGTTATGGAATCGGTTCTTAGCTTTACTGGACAGAGGAACAACGGAAACCCGTTTTGTTTTAGTAGTCATAGTCTTTACCAACATGGCTAACTTAATGCGTCAAGTAGTGGATTTGGATGTAGGGTGTGCGGTTTCTTAACTGGCACACTCTTGGATTTGGGTTTTGCGGTGGATCCTTTGGTGGCCTTGGGTTTTGACCCCTGAGATCCCTTACGGCCACTAGACGGTTTCGCCTTTTTTTGTGATTTTTGGTTCACAGGTGTCTTAGTACCCGTCTTGCGAGTTCGATGCGAGTTTTTTAATTGTTCAAGCCGAATCTCCGCAAGCTTTCTAGTCTTGACTACTTCAAGTTGTTGACCGTCTGCGATAATCATGTATTGATTACCAAAGGGTACAGCAGCAAACTGAAAGTCTGGTGTGGTGAATCCAGTGGGACCATTGTCTGGATCCAGGATACTTGTGTTGGGAAACATCATGCGACTAGATACCTCTTTTCGTATTCTAACAGATCTTCAGGAATGTCAAGGATGTTGGTGTCAACTGGATAAGAATCTTTCCACCTTACTTTACCCTCTTGTCTCTGATACAATTTGATACCAAGATGGTTGTACTTTAGGTTGGTAGGTATAAGAATCTTGTAGTCTTCTTTATCGGGTGCAGTGAGAAAAGAGAGATTCTCGTTCTCCTTTTTGGTTACACAGATTTGTTGTGTACAGACAAGAAAAATCCTCTTGAACGCCTCATAATCCTCAAGATACTTCTCACTGTTTTCTGCAATCATCCTACCCACAAATTGAGGGGAGTGATAGTGATCCCAAGTGTTTAGCCTGTAGTTCTTTGCAAGTTGATTCTCCAAAGCCTGTTCACTAATCAACCCCAAAGGATTGGGATTACCTGCATCAAATACCCCGTAATAAAAGTCGCGGGAGATCTTTCGTTTGTCATCAAAAGATCGGTTCCAGTTGTGAATGTTACCCCTCATGTTGTTGAAGGTGCCTTCAGCGTAGACTTCCCACTTTTCCATGATAAATCAATAGTTTTCGTAAGTTAAAAATGTTTTTTTTCTATCTTCATCAACCAACTTGATGAAGTCATCCATGTCATAGAGTGATCCGTTGTATCTAACTTGTGAAAGTCTTTGGGATTGTTCATTATCGAAGATTTTGTTCAAGTAAGAGATTACTCTAGCCATTGTCCTTTTGTCTCCATCCTGAACATTTGTAGGTCTCTTATGGAGAGTAATTTCTTGATCCATGAAAACAACTTGACCGTCTACCCAATCTCGGGTGTAGATATATTTTTCTTGATAGATGGTCTTTTTAAGTTCATCCATCACCTTATCACTTTCCTCTCGTGAGAGACCAACAAAGCCATCGAATGAATGATCCTGAATCTTCATACCAGGCAACCCAGTGCAGGTTTCTCTATAGAGTTTAGTCTCCATTCCATCAATCGGAACTGCATTGTAATGAATCATTAGATTTTGAGATTCATTCAAACCTGGGGCTAAACGATTGTCGATCCACTTGTGTTTCATGATCAATTCCTTTACCATACTTTGCATGTCGGAACTGAGAGATTCGTAGGCATCATGAGTACACAGAAACTGAGTTTGGCTCCTTTCAGTGTCACTTACACTTTGAAGTCCTATAATCCTTTGACCATCATCAAAGGCACACTGATCACTATGCCATTCCAATTCTCCATTTTGGAATAGTCCTTTTGGTCTGTCCTTTTCTCCTTTTTTATAACTGACCATGGTGACTGCATCTTTCATTTGATCGTCAGTATCATCATTGACATAACCCAAGTTCAGAAAGATTTCCCTCCAGTGTCTACCCTGAAGTTTCTTAGAGATAACCGCATCATGAATGATAGATCGACTAGATTCCCCCCACTCCATCATAGTTTTGTAAAGAGTGTCTAGAGGAACTTTTTCATCCACAAATACAATACATTGGGATGCACACAATTTCCCAAGTTCTACAACTTCTTCTTGACAATTCCAGTCAATGTCATAAACTTCAACACCAACTGTTGAACTATAATTTTTCAGAGATTTAGTCTTCATTTCTTTACAAATTTATATGAAATATGTAGTCAGCGTTTGACTACCGAGATTGCAGGTTGACCCTGTTGGAAGATCGTGTCTACCACAGCTTGGATCTTCTGGTGAGTAGAGATCCCAACTTTATTGAACACGGGAACTACAACCAGACCAAAAGATTTGGTGTAGTTGTCAACATCACCAGGGACCAGTTCACCACTACGGATGCGAGCTGCATCATTGTGGTGCATCCGAATCACACGGCCAATGGTCTGGGAGATACCAATGTAATCCATGGATCGCATAAAGATCACACCCTCAAGTCCAGAGACGTTGATACCCTCAGAGAGGATGGAGTGGTGAAGAACAACAAACTTCTTAGAGTCATCCTTACCCCATGCACTTAGGGTCTCAAAGAATACCTCACGGTTCACCTTCTGACCGTTGATAATTGCACCAGTCTTTGCGGTGATGTAGAGATAAGAGAACCCACGATCTTGAAGTTGTTGAATGAAGTCAGTCTCAGACATCAGTGCAGAGATCTGTTTGGTAGCTTTCGCACAGATCAACACTTTATCTTTACCACATTCATCCAGAGTTTCAATCAGATTCTCGCAATCCCGATCCGCAGGGATCTTACCAGACTTCACCATAGGAAGTTGTTTCGCAATAACTTTCGGAGGGAGGATGTAACCGCCCTGCACAAGTTCAGGTGCAGGAACATTACAAATGACCTGACCATAAACTTCTACATCATTCATCCCAGGCTTACCGACTGCGAGAGAATGTTTGGGAGTCGCAGTGAAGAAGTAACAACGATCAGCTTCCTGACTGAAGTATTCAGTTGCGGGGAAGAAATTGCGTTTGACGGAGTTGTGAGCTTCATCAAAGTAAATGGTGTTGACAGGGAGACGAGTTTGCTGCAGTCTCTCCAGAGAGTTGTAGGTCGTGAAGATCAACTTGTGACCGCGAGTGTTCACAACCCAATCCACAATCTCTTGAGGTTTGGTAGAACTGAAGTGATGAGTTTCACCAGAGTGAATGTGCATCACACTTGCGTTGGTGATAAACTCCAGAAACTCAGAACATAATTGTTCAGCCAACAAGATGCGTGGTGCGACTATAACAATCGTTTGAGGAGTTTCAGACTCAAACTGAATCATAGTAAACCGGATCATTTTCATTGTCTTCCCGCCACCAGTGGGGACCACGATCTGTCCTTTCTTGTGCAGTTGCATTAACTCAACTGCGCGTTCTTGGTGTGGTCGAAGAATCATTGAATCGCGTCTCAACATAGCTAGAATACCCCTTAACCCTGGGGAGGGCAAGGGGCTGAACGATCAGAGATCCTTATGGATCAACGGAGGGTGAGACAGTCGCCATCAGGATCAAACTTAATGTGGTTTCCGTTCACATCTACCAGACCAAGTTCAGTAGGACGACCCAAATCCTCGGGATTGGGCTTAACATACTGTGGGAGGAATCCAGCAAGTTTGACAGGGAAAGCATCCTCGTCAATAACAGATTCCTGACCTTCTTCCACAGTATTGAAAGCAAACTGAATCATGACTTCCTTCAGTTCATTAAACTCTTCAATGAAGTCTTCACGGAACTTTTTGAGATCATCTTTACGGACTGGTGCATAACCAAAGATCCACACAGGAAGGTTAAGACGGGTGCCATGATAGAGAGCACGCATCCAGGTACTCTTGTTGTCACCATTACCAGCACAATAGGTGATGTAACCTTGTGCAATTAATTCTTGATCCTCACGGCCTTCAACACCCTGTTTGGCAAAATTGTTCTCTTTGATGAATCCATTGAGAGTATTCTTACCAGTTCCAACAGAGTTATAGGTAAGGAAGTTGGGGAAAACTTGACAGTTGTTGTAGCAACTTACCTTGATTTTCTTACGAGCTTTTGCAGTCTTGTCTGTAGCGATAAGGTCTACAAATGAGTCAATAGCATCAGCAGTGTTTGGAATAATTTCCCGTTTGACTGCATTGCAAACTTCTTTGATGTAATCTTGAGCAGTCTGACTCATCTGAGGGTTGCTGTGATGATTAGACTGGTTACGAGCAACAATCTCCCAATAAAGACTGTCAAAGTGATACACGTCAAAGAGGTAAAGTTCTTGACCAAAACGATCAAGAGCTTCGTTGCGATTGTATCCAGAAAGACCTTTTTTCTTTGCAGCACTGAGATCATTTACATCAGTACCAACAATCGGAGGTTGTGCATCAATACGATAACCAATCGCCTCAAAGTTGTTGAACAAATCGTTCACATGGTCAGCATCATTACTCTTGTCACGAGGTTGTTCTTCAACATCGTAACGAATAAATTGTCGGGGGATCAGATAACGACCAAGGAAGATGGCACCTTTATATTCAATGGGAGGTGCAGCTTCAAGAGAGGCCTCAATCGTTTCTTGAGTAAGTCCGAGAGGATTGGCACAGGTTTGTGCAATCTTATCCCAAATCATCTGCGTCTCAACAGACACATAGGATTGAACAGTCATGTTTTAATTAAATTAAAGGACAAGTTTGCAATCAGGTTGAAGAACTAAGTTCTTTTCGTTTGATTACATGGCCAGAATACATCAGACAAGGAACTCTGTCAAGGCCCCTGTCTGAGGTTTCAGGGTTTCGTAACAATACTCAATGTTACATTCATAGAGAACCTTCATCATTAGATTTAGAGATCTTTGATGTGGTCTCTGTTTCCATCCATACCAAGCAGTTTTCTTTCCTGTTGAATAGGGTGGAACTTGTCCCACTGAATAATACTGATCTGCAGTTACATCGTAGATTGTTTCACCATCTTGTAACCACCAGTGAGTATCATTCCGATAGTCAATTCCACTCATAGGAACTAACTTATCGGTGTCCAACAGGTAGAACAGAGCTTGAGTAGAATGGTAACAGTGTCCGTACATTGGATTTGTTACATTTTCTTCTCGGTATTTTTTTGTGAGAAGATCAGGACTCAGTTGATTCTGAATCACTTTCATGACTGATTCAGTAATCCCATGAGTATAGAAAAAAGGGAGAAATCTAAGAGAACGAGTCTCAAAGATTTCATCCCCATTGTATCGGTGTCTTTCAACAACCTTCATTTACCACCTTAAACCATTACCCATTTAATTATACTAGAAGTTTCGCAGAAGTGCAAGAGTTTCAGAATCAAACTCTTCACGAATACCAGAATCAGGAAGCCAATCTTCGGGACCAGTTTCCATCATAGATTGATAGAGCTCATTTTCATCAAAAGAATCAGAATAAAAGTCGTTCATGGGTGAATCAGTTGAACAAGGCCAAAATAGAGTAGTTGGGTTGGAATGTCAAGGGATCTCAGTCCCATGAAACATTCTGTAATAGTACGCCAGGCATCACATAAGACCAGGCACCAAGACCATCGACACCACCAACTTTATACTCAAACTTGTAAGCAAACTTGTTGTGTGAGTCCCAAGTCATGAAGCCTTTCTCTTTATCAAACCAGGATTTGATGGTCAAACGGAAGCGATTGGAGTAAATGTTGCGAGTGCGAAGAGCACCACCAGTCTCACGAGTTTCAATTACAACGCAGTTATCCATCTGAAACTCATTATTGTACTCTATGGCACATGCACTTTCATATCGGAAAGGCCGATACTCTTTCTTCTTCTCAACAACTGGTTTTGTTTGAGTAGAAGTTACATTAGATTGTTGTGCAAACGCAGGAGAAGAGAGGAGAATTGCTGCGAGAATTAGAAACTTTTTCATCACTTATTCATTTGAAGTGTAGGGACGGGCATCCCACCTTCAGTGGGAACATAGATGGTCACATTACCTTTGTTGGCACCTTCTTCCAGACCAGTGATATACAGATACTGGAGATACTCACGGTTGTCCTTCAGCGAATTACCAATGATTTGGTTTGCTTTAGCAACACCTTGAGCACGAATCACCTCTGCATCAGCAAGTTGTTGAGCACTATCTTTCTTTGCTTGTGCTTCAAGAACTGCAACCTGACGAGTATATTCTGCCTTCTGAAGTTCTGCTTTACCCTGAAGTGATTGTGCCCACACATTATAGAGAGGACCAACCACTGCGTTGATTACAAACAATGAGAGAATAAACGAAGCACCAATAATCGTGGCGTTACGCATAGTATTGTCTTGTGTCATTTAGTTTCTCCAACATAAACATAGTCAGGATGTTTGGCTTTGAAAGCCTCGACTTGTTCTTCGGTCTTAAGAAAGACGGAAAGAGTAGTGTTCGGATGTTCTTTGAAGTAATACTTCACTTGAATGAGGTCTTTCATATCACGCAGGGATTTGTTCTTCATTACCTTTAGGAGTATAACACTTCCACTCACCATCGGCAAAGAGGTAGGCGTAATCAGACCAAGAATCATTCACAGAACTGATAAAAGATTGGAACGAATTGTGCAGATTAGGTTCTACATCTTGATCTTCTTGACCACGCTCAACATAATAAAGAGTGCGGTGTTCTTCCATCTTCATGTGATTCCAGTCAGTGTCAGTCCACAGAGAACTGATGTCTCCACCATCAATCAACTCTGCAGCTTTCTCGTAAGAGTTGAAGTGTTCTTTCAGTTTCTTACCATTCCACTCGGGATAGCCGTCCCAGTGACAATACACCGAGAGGACAGAGCCATCTTTAAGTTGAACACCGATGCGAGAACGAGTTGCCATGTGTTTGATTGATTACTTGGCTACTATGACGCATCAGTGAGTCCTGGGGCGTCCTCAGTGGACAGTTTGGAAAGTGTCCTCTCGCACTCTTGTATAATACAATCAATAAAATCTTGTTCCGTCCAGGTATTCAGAATACTTTCAAGTGGATCATTTTCATCCCATGAAATTGTAAACGAACCATCTTGTTCTTCTTTAACATCAATTGCCATAATCATCATCCCATGGAGCTTTACGATTTAAGATTTCTCGGAATCTTTCTTGTACTTCTGGATCTGGTGGTTGATTCAGTCTTTCAACAAGTGCATCAAAGTCTTTTGCAGGAAGCACAATGCGTTCAGGTGGCCAAGAACCTTTACCCCAATACTCTTCAAACTTGTGAACATATTCCATATGATCCCAACCATGATTGAGAGAGAACCAAAACTCTTTCCAAACATAATAGTCATCAAATCGGAAACCTTCATGACTAATCAAACGAAACCACCACCAAAATGGAGTATAACGAAGAAATCTATTGGAGATAATCCACTTGTTAATTAAGACCATCTACCTAACCTCAACTTACGCTCAGGTGAAATACGAGGATTATAAGGATCATCATAAGGATAGATGTATTCGCAACACCAACCCCACGATAATGCCTCCCAAAAGTCATCATATCCAAAATGATTCATGGTAACACGACAATCTAGAATATACCTAATGTGAAAAAATCCCTCACGGAACCACTCCCATTTGGTCATCTGCCAGTATTCTTTCCAGGTCATACTGTCTCATCACTCCAGTAGTATTTTAGTTGATCACCAGTGATATTCAAATGATAAATCTTACCATCTTGTGTATAAACACCAATCCACAGTGTTCGTTCATTCATACTTTCCAGATGAAACAACTTCACCTCTTCCAGTACGATTTCATCAGGATTTTCAGTCCAATTTACTAATTTAGTCATGAGTAATTAACGTGTAGATGTGCTTGCCATGTGAATGCAGGTTGATCACGGCGATGTACTTGAACTTTTACATGATTTGGTATCAGTTCAGCATACTTTTCCATGAACTCTTCTTCAGTCAGTTCATCGCAACCACGCAAGTAATGATCATCAGGTACAAACTTTGCGAATCGTTCATACTCACGGTCTCGATCAATTAATTGATAGTTACGACAAATTTGTAGCCAATACGATCTACCCTCACCAGTAGCAAAGTAATCAATAGCAAAGAAACGATAGAATGGTTTATCGCTCATTATTTTCCCTCACTCGTTCTAGAAACTTAGTTGCTTGATTGTCTAATTGTTCGATCAGATCTTCAATATCACTGATAGAAATATGAGTGTATTCATCATTCAGATATTCACAGCGTATGGCATCAATCATACACTGTAGAGTAATCATTTGTGTATGTTCTGGTGTAATGGGTGTGCCGTGAGGCAACCCAGCACATTCCATATTGTAGTAATCATTATATCGTTGTAGAACACGATTACTTTTTTCTCTACGTTCTGCTTCTTCAAACATAGCATCGGGATAAGGTTCACAATCCATTGTTCTTACCAATTTAGATTTCAAAAATACTTTTATATTATTACTAACGTTACTTATGGAAAATTGTAGTGAAGCTTAGTTTTGAAAGTAAGATCACATGGTTTGTCTTTAAGTTTAATGAGACCATGTGGAATCATAAGAGAATACTTATCAAAGAATGCTTCACGAGTATGAAGTCCAAGATTATACAAAGATGATGCACCAAACTCTTCGTAAAACTCTTTAACAGCACGATAAGCCTGAGTCGTAACCAATTCCTTGGGTCCGTCAGACAAAGAATCAAAATCATTTTCACATGGTAAAGCCTGGGTCATTAGTAAACAAGTGACATGACCTTCTCCTGAAAGAAAATAGGAGGATTCCATAAACATCCACTTCTCATCTTCTCTGATATTACCATAAATGTCAATGTAATTTTCTACACATGACTCACTCAGTAAAGTAAGATTTTCTTTGTGTTTTTTATTTAATTTTTCAATCGATTTTACTCCTTTAGTTTCGGAAAGTAAATTACAATACTCAGAGATATCTTTGATTACAGTTTGAATTGATTTTGATTGTAGTGATTCTTCTACTTTTTTAAAGTATAGTTCAGCAGCAGTTACTTTACTCTCAGTTTCAGTTGTTAATTCAGTCATCTTTTGCGAGTTCTTCTAGGGCCTCATTATATTTTATATTATATCCTTTCGCAAGTTTCCTCAGTTTCTCTTTGCCGTAATCAGTGAGTTCGTGTTTTTTATTGCGAAGTTCTTCTACTTCTTCTTGTGATAAGTTCAACCAAGGGAAATCATCAGGAACTGGAAGATTATGAGTTTCTTGTTTCATTTTTTCAGTTTCCTCTTTGATTCTCTGAGTTTCTTCCCTTATCTCTTTCGTGCGTCTCTCCATTGGTTCTAACCAAGAATAATCAGTCATTAAAACTCTCCTGAAATGTTTTCCAACCTTCATCCAGTCGTTTCTCTGCCCAACCCCATGAACCGTGCTCCATACCATCAATCTGGGCACAATCAATCTCAGATTTGATTAGTTCACGAAGCATTTTGATTTGTTCGTCAGTCATCGTAGCATCTCCTTCATTTTATTGAGACAATGATTAAATCCATCAACAAGTAGTTCGGTATCTACATTCTGACTTCCTGCTGCTGATTGTTCTTTCGGCAACCATCTTTCCACCAAATCCACAAACTCATCACAACAATTAAAAGAATAACCAAGTTCATTCCTTACCATATTATAGAGTTTTTGAGATTTATATTTCTCCACCAACCTATTCACAACCTCATCGGTAATGTATGAAGCAGGATTATCTTTTTCATCCCACTCTACTTCATCATAATGTTCAGGTTCATCAACTACATCATCATATTTCCCCTTCTTCACATCATTAAACCACATACCTTCAAGCAGACGATGAGTTTCACCATCAGTAATAGCAACCATTACCACACCATCAACAGTATGCTTTCTCTTAGACCAATTATGACTTCCATCATTAAATTCAAGACGAAGATATTCCTCATAATTATAAGAGACAATCTCAAACTTTCCACCATAATCAAAAGTCATTTTGGGTTGAGATTTATGTGTCTCAATCTCTTTGAGGAGTTCCAGTTTCTTTTGAAGCACTTTGATTTCTGCTTCGGTCTTTTCAATATCAGATTTGAAAGTCATTTGTTTCAGGTAAGGAGTAGCATCCATCACACCATCTTTGATTGCTTGTTTAAAAGCATTACGCAATCCATCGGCAACTTGCTCTGGTGTTTGTGGAGTTGGTTGAAATTCAGTCATCTTTTGTTCCACCATAATAATGTTGTGCGTTGAGTGTTCTCCACATTATAATCTGCTCAAAACATTCCCCAAGATTGCGACAAACAAAACTATCTTCATCCACCCCATCTGGACCATCCCATATTGTAGCAGTATATCCCTTCGTAGGATGTGGAGTATAAGTGATTTCAATTTTCATCGTTCATTATAAAATACAAATCCTGTTGATGTCTTTTCGCAATAGTAATAATACTCCTGAAATACACCATTCATAAAGTCTTCAAGTGTTTCCAGTTCATCACTGCCAGTTGAATGATAACAGTCTAACACAAAATCCTGATACTCACCAACAAAACCACAGAAACGGTCAGGAAACTTTGAAATACTTTTGTCTGGGAACAGTTCATAGTATGTGTCTAATACTTCCTGTCCGTATTCTTCTAGGATTTCTTCAAGTGTCATAGGGCTGTTGGGGGTCTTTTTTCCAAACTTCTTTGTATGTAATCCAAGGCTCTACACCAGTTTCCATTTGTGCAGTCCAGTGGTATCCATTCTCATCAACCGCATCAAGATAATGAATGCGTGTCTTGGGATCAATTGTACGGGTAATATGTGTGAATTTTACTCGTTCAGTCATTTTTTATCACCCCATAGTTGCTCAAAATACTTACCATCTCTACCACAATACATCTCAAAATGTCTGGCATCTTTACAACTTTCACTTTTTTTGTCTCCAGTCACCAAATCACCAGTTATGATTGGGTTGTAACACCTATCAAGTGAGTTGTTCCTAAAAAGATGACCTAACCAACTTTTCTTATAGTGGAGACAATCTTTACATAGTTTGCGTTGTTCAGTCATTTGATCGTCACAGTTTGATTTTTGATTTGGCAAAGACGGGAAAGATTATCACCCGCAGTAGCAACTTGGAAGAAGTTGTAGTTAGTCCCACACTGTTCGTTGAGTGCTTGTTGAGTTGTAATGACATTCACAACTCCTGTGATGGGAGCAGCAAGAAGAACCAAAACAACAGTACCAACAATCAAAACAGTCCAAGCATCCATAAAATCAAAGTTGTTGCGTTTCATTTCAGTTCTCCTCTTGATGACGGAATACTTTAGCAAACTCTTCTGCTGCCTCAAATGCAAGTTCAGCACCGAACTTGAACACTTCTCGTCGTTCTTGTTCAGTAATACTTTGCATATTAGAACAAGTTTTCAACCACTCAACATAGAGTGTTTGTCCTAAATCAACAAATCGTTCTTGAGAGAAGTCAGTCATTTCAGTTCTGGTGTTGTTTGAGGTGAAGTTGGATACATTCCATAACATCATCAAGTGTAGAAGCACTACCATCATAGTAGTAATCCATATTCATTACATCTGTGACTTTGAGTTTGTAATAAAAATCCCCATCAGATGAATACTGATGAATGATGATGTCAGTTTCGTAGTGCATCAGTTCTTAAAAAGTTTGTAGATTGCGTCTGCAACTGCGAGTGCCTCTTCTTTTTCCATAGTAATGTGAGTATGTCGTTTTCCATCTTGCCAATAGGAAATAGTACAACCATCCATACTGGTGACAATATTTGAATCTTCAACTGTATAATACCATTCCTCATCAGGAAGGATGTTGATGCAGGTGCTGGTGTCAATTGCCATTTGGAGTTCCTTTGTGTATGAATGTATTATAAGGCAAAAAGGGGTCTTGTGGAGACCCCCCTATGCCAGTTCTTCAAGTGTCACTTGTCTTTCCAAGTAAAGTCCAGAAGTATCCTAGTAAAGTATCTCACAACACGATTTGGTTTCTTTTTCAGATACACTTTGATGTTTGGTTTGATGTCCCAGTATCCTACCTCATCTTTACCAACTCTAAATTCTGTAGTCCAATCTACAGCACTACTCACACCAAGAGTAGAACAATCTAACTTACCTACTGTAAGTCTGACTGGAAATTGTCCGTGTTCCTTCGCATACTCAATATCCTCAATAATCTTGGTAATCTTTTTACTAAACTGATACTCTTGATAATATTTGAGTTGTGCGAACTTATACTCTACATCTTCAATCTGTTTATCAATCTTCTCATCAAACTCTTGTGAGATTTCTTCTAATGACTTGCGTGGTAATTCAAATTTGATTTCTTGTGGCTCATTCGGGATCGTGAAGTATTCTTTGAGAAGTTCATACTGTTCGTTGCCTTCTTCAGCAGAAGCATACAAGTTCATACACTCAAAGACATTCTTTACATCTTTGAGGGTTTTGATTTTACTTATATCAAGTTTATGATTTAATCTTTCAGTCATTTGACATTCTCATTAATAGGGGGGTCAATCAATCCTGGTGGAATTACATACCAGATAATGTTGTTTGTTTTGCGAATAGATGTTAGAGCATACATAAACTCATCAATAGTATTGAAAGATAATACTTCAAAGTCCTCTTCTTGATGAAGAGAAATCTTTTTATTTTGAATATCTACCACATATCTTATTGGAGTTTTAAGAAGTTCAATCATTCCAGTGCCTCCACATTTCCCCAACGATTGAGTGCTTCACGAATAGTATTTCTAACTTCGGGATAAAGATTGTAATACCCCCCGATCTCATCCCAGAGTTCATCAAGTTGTTCGTCGGTTGGTTCAGTCATCGTTCAGCAACAACGATAAAGTCATTCATAGAAATACTCCTCTTACTTTTAGCAAGAATACCTTGATTGGGAAAATAAGGAACTGCTACAAGATTATAGAATGGTCTCAACTGCTCATAGAGAGTATAAAGGTGTCCGTCTTTCTTGTATCGGTAGAGTTTCATAGTGCCTCCAATTCATCAGCAAGTTCATAAAGTAATCGAGCATCAACTACCATATCTTCTACACCTTCTTCTTCACAACACTGATAGTATTGATGTTCATTCACAATAGCACGAATAACAGCAACAACTCCATCTTTTGGAAAGTTGTAAGTATCCTCTGCTTCGTATGCTCTCATAATCTTTTTTGCTCTTTCAGTCATA